GCTGGAGAGATACTAAGCCTTACTATCCACCTACATGGGGATGGGCTTTTGATCAGGTTCATAGAGGCCGCACCTATGGCAAAACAAATGAGTCAAGATGGCAATGGTCACAAGCGGATGCTATTGCCGGCATACAAATTACAAGTGCAAAGGTAAAAGTGCAGAGAGTTAAAGGCACTAAATTTTCCGTAACAGCTTTAGCCCTTGTAAATAAATCAGTGCCCGGAATTATTTTTGAATTGACAGGCGGTGGCACTGCAAGGAGTAGAGGCAAGACAAGGCGCGTAAGTCGCAACCCTAATGCTAGTGAGGGCTTTATCCGCAAAGTGTCACAAGCTCATGGAGCAATTGCCGGAGATGGTAAAGGCAAGAGAGTAATCTATAAAGCCACAGCGCAAAAAGGTGAACAAGCCTTGGCAGGTATCTCAGCTACAATTGATAAATACTTGGGCAGTAAATTTAGAGGTAACTAATGGCACTGAGTCAAAATGTTGTAATTAACTTTTTAACCAAGTTTGATAAAAAAGGTTTGCAAAAGGCTACTAAAGAGCTTAAAGGCTTTGATAAGTTTATAGCCTCTAGTAAGTTTGCAACAAAGGCCGCTTTGGTCACAGCTGGTCTTGCCTCTGCCTATGCCTTAGATAGACTTGCAAAATCATCTGTTAGAGCTGCACTTGAACAGGAAAGATTAGACAAATCTATAGAGCAATCTCTTAGCTCAATCAATGAGCTTGGCTCTTTAGGCAGTGTTAAAACTTTAATTGCAGATCTACAAACTGCTACAAACATCACTGAAGATCAATTAACGCCGGCATTAAATGGTTTAATTATTTCAACAGGGGATTTAGCTAAAGCGCAAAATTTATTAGGCGTTGCAATTGACACAAGTAAAGGAAGCGGCGTTGATTTACTTACAGTCACAGATGCTTTAGGTAAAGCAAACAGAGGAAATTTTAGAACTTTAGGTCAATTAGGTCTTGGTTTTAATGCAGTCACAGCTCAAGAAATGGGCTTGGCTGAGATAACAGATTACTTAATCCTTAAGTTTGGCGGAGCTGCAAAGCGAGCTACAGAAACTTTTGGCTCAAAATTAGATGACCTTAAAATTAGTGCAGGTGAGGCACAAGAAAACTTAGGTCAAGGGTTTATCACAGCCGCAGAAATCATTATTGGTAGCAGTGATGCAACAGATGTGTTTGGTGCAAAACTTGAACTATTAGGATTAAATGGTGGCTACATTGTAATTGCTTTAGCTGATAAAGTTAATAAAATACAAGATGCTTTTAGTGGGTTAAGTAAAAAAATCAATAGTGATCCAATCTTAAAATTCTTTTTTGGCTCTGCTAAATCTATTCCAGTATTGGGTGGCTGGATTGAAGGCTTTAGAGGTTTAGCTGAGGATGGCAAAAGGATTGCAGAAACCTCTAAAGAAACTGTTCAACAGACAGAGGAACAAAAAGCCGCTGCCGCAAAACTAGCCGCTCTACAAGCTAAATTTGATAAGTTTGCCGCCGCCGCTTTAGACAAACAGAAAAAACTTACAAAAGAAAAAGCTGCTCAAGCTGCACTGGACAAGAAAAAGGCAGAGCTTGAGTCTATGTTTGACATAGATAAGATTAACCTACAAGCTGCCTTGAGCCGTAAATTGTCAGGTGAAGATGAACTGCGTGTAAAGCTGTTGCAGAAATTAGCAGATGGCACAAAAAATGCCATTGATGAAGCTTTAAGATACGCAGATGTCCTTAAGGTTATTGAGGATGGAAAGATTACAACCGAAGAGGTTGAAATGTTAGCTAAAAAATGGGGCATTACTACTGTTGAGGTTTTGCTTTATTTAAGAGCTTTGTTTGCAGCTAATGATGAACTGCGCAAAATGCTTGCATTACTAGATGAATTAGCTAAGAAAAAATTAGCCCCACCTACAGCTGCGGCAACAATGTTTGATCCAGGTTATTTCCAAGATTTAGGAAACAAACTTGTAGGCACTGTAGGTTATACAGGCATGAGTGCAGCTGAGATTTCAGCTGAAAGATATAAAGAAAGCGGTGCAGGTCGCAGAGGCATACCTTTCATGGCAGAGGGCGGTATAGTTTCTAAGCCTACAATTGCAATGATTGGAGAAGCTGGAGCTGAGGCTGTAATCCCATTAGATCGCATGGGTAGCATGGGCACAAAGGTAGTTGTCAATGTGCAAGGCTCTGTAATCTCTGAGGGTCAATTGCAATCTGTAATCCAAGATGTTTTGTATAATCTAAACCGCACCGGTGCAGTTACCCAGTTAGCAAACCTAGGTAGATAATGCCGGCGGCAATATTTAAGGCGGAGATAGATTTCCAAGGCGGAGCGAGTTTTGATCCGGCTCTTGTGCTAGATGATCCTGCAACACCTTTAGATGCTTCAATACTTGGCACAGCCGCCGCGGATGTTGTAGATATAACAGCCTTTGTAACTCAGTGCTACATAAGGCGTGCCTTTAATAGATCCTCTGACTCATTTATTGGTGGCAGTGCAAAGATAGTATTTGTAGATCAGACAGGTACATTTAATCCTGCCAATACATCATCACCCCTGTATGGCAAAATTAAACCTATGCGTAAGATCCGCATGACTGCATCTTTTAACAGCATTAACTACAACCTTGGATCTTTTTATGTACAAGAGTGGAATTACAAAAGCCCTAGTGGGTTTGATCCTGCCTATGTGACTCTTAATTGTGTAGATGGTTTTCAGTTACTTAACCTTACAACCCTAACTACTGTTAGCGGTGGCACTGCCGGACAGACTACAGCGCAAAGAGTTACAAGTTTGCTTGATGCTGGAGAGTGGCCGGCTTTTATGAGGGACATATCTACAACAGCTACTACTACAGTACAAGCAGATAGCGGCAATTCAAGATCTTTACTTGCAGCTTTGCAAGAAATTGAGCAAACAGAAACCGGGGCTCTATATGTAGATCAAAGGGGCTTTGTTAAGTTCATGTCAAGGACAGACATTATTACTGCCTCTGGATCTACACTTACAAAATTCTCAGATGTTAATGGATCAGGTGATATAACCTATCAAAATGTTGAATTTGATATATCTGACTTTCAAATGATTAACAAGGTTACAGTTACGCCGGCTGGGTTGAGTGGTCAGACCGCAAGCGATTTAGCAAGCATTGATGATTACTTTCAGCATAGTAGGGTTAGATCAGGCCTCATGCAGACTGAGGCAGATGCTCTATCTCAAGCTCAAATGATTATTGCCTCACGCAAAGAGCAAGGTGTTGATATACAGCTCAATTCTTTGACTGTAGATGCCTTTGGTCAAGATGATCCTGCAAGGACTACGGCAGCTTTAGAGCTTGACATTTTTAACCCTATTGAGGTCACACAAACCTTACCTGCCGGAAATGTGGTCAGTGATAGCGTTATAGCCGGTGTACAATATCAAATCACACCTAATTCTTTTCTTGTAACATTTTCATGTGCTCAACCCTTTGCCGTAGGTTTTTTGCTAGACTCAGCGGTGGATGGAAGAATTGATGAAGACAGTTTGAGCTACTAGGAGATACATGGCAAAACAGACATTTACAGTCGGGCAGGTTTTGACCGCCGCGCAACTTACATCTTTGCAGCAGACTGCAATGTTAGGCGGAGCTGCATCTGCTAAAACAGCTTCATACACATTAGTAGCCGCGGATGCTGGTACAACAATTTCAATGACCTCTACCAGTGCTACAACAATCACAGTTAATACAGGATTGTTTGCAGCCGGTGACACAGTATTTATACAAAATCTAGGAAGCGGTAACTTAACTATAACCGCCGGTACAGCTACAGTAGCAACGGCTGGCAGTTTAATATTGCCACAAAATGATGCAGGTATCTTGTATTTTGTTAGCACATCATCCTCAGTATTTTATGATTTTATACAGGTTGGGGCTACATCACCTTTGACTACTAAGGGTGATCTTTATGGTTTCAGTACATTAGATGCCCGTATTCCCATTGGAGCTAACAACACAGTCCTCACAGCTGACTCCGGGGAAACACTTGGCCTTAAGTGGGCAACACCTTCCGGCGGTGGTGGAATTACAAAAATCTTAGCAACTACCTTTAGCGCAGTTTCATCTTATTCTGCACCTGCTGCAACTTTTAGTGCTACATATAACCAATATACAATTTTATTTGAAATTACATCACAAAGCGCAAATGCTGATATACAAATGAGATTACGAACAGGTGGTAGTGATGAAACTGCTAACTCATACACTAGTCAGGTTGTAGCAGGTTCTAGCAGTTCTGCTACTGCAACACAGACGGCAACAACATTTTGGAACTTTGGAAACTCAGGCTCAAATACTAGATTCGCTTTTAGAGGAGATTTCTTTAATCCCTTTGGAACTGGTCAACATTTACACACATCAGAGGTTTTCAGATTAAGTAATGCATCTGCTTTTTTTAGAGAAGCAAATGGTGGTCGCTTAGATACTGGAACTTCTTATGATGCTTTTACTTTATTCCCAGCATCAGGAACTATTACAGGAAGGATAGCGGTTTATGGATACTCTCTCTAATAAAATAATAGAATTAAAAACACAACACCCTACAATTAAAGTCGGTGATGATTTTAATGGTTATACTGATTTAGATGCCAAAGAATATGAGCTTAAAATTGCTGAGTGGGCTGAGGCTGATATATTTAATGAGCAAAAACAAATTGCAGAAAAAGCCGATAAATTAGCAAAGATAGAGGCTAAAAAGTCTGCCATTATCAAACTTGAATTACTTGGTTTATCAGCAGCAGAAATTGCCACTATTGGATTTTTTATTACCGAAGATGAACAATTATTTTTAGATGATTTGGATAAAGATAATTTAGCACAATCTTGAGGAAGTGTGTAATGGATGGCAAGAATTATTGAGCTAACAAGTCCTAATGGATGGCCGGCTAGTGAAGACCGCAAAGCTATAGAAATACAATCTTTTGCCATACCCGGCACATCTCTTAAGATTGCATGTGCCAAAGATGTAGCACCAATACTTGTTGCCTTTTGTAAAGAGTTTCATGAGTTTGTAGAGCCTATTGACAAAGGTCAATTAGATGACTGGGGTTACGCCTTTAGGATGACTAGAGGATCAGACAAAGTTTTGAGCAATCACTCATCCGGTACAGCTGTAGATTTGAACGCTACAAAACACCCTTTAGGTAAGTCAAATACATTTACAAAAGAGCAAGCAAATACTATACAATTGCTTTTAGTTAAGTATGGCTTGGCTTGGGGCGGTAATTACAAAAAGCGTAAGGATGAGATGCACTTTGAAATAGCCATGACAAATACGCAGGTGCAAAATAAAATCAAACAGTTAGGAATAAAATGAAATTAAGTGCAAAACAAAAGGCAATTGTTAAATCTTATGCACGCAGCGTAGCCGCTGCCACTGTCACTACAGCTTTGGCTTTAGTAGCTGACATACGCCCTGAGCTATCTATCCTTGCAGGTGCGCTAGTCGCCCCTTTGATTAGATACTTTGATGGCGAAGATAAGGCCTTTGGCCGCAATAGTAAATGAGTGCCAATGACATGGCCGCTCTCGCAGT